GGTTCCTGGAGTTACAAGAGCGGCTTCAACCTCAGTCAGTTTCTTACCCATAAGGGCCTTGATTGTGGATCTCAGTGCTGATGCGGTGGCCTTAGTCCTATTCTCGGGTGTCTTGGCCTTCGCGACAACATCATCATCATCAAAGTCTGCGATTTTGCCCTTCTCTTCGGCTTCGTCTAAATCAATAAGAGCCTGGATGGTTGCGTTAAGGTCGTTGATCTCAGTAGTCTTGGCCTTAGCCTCGTCTACCTTTCCAGCTTCGAGCAGTGCCCTAGCTTCTGTTGCGAGTGCGTTCTTTTTCTTGATTAAATCTCTTAGTTTCATTTTTTGTTTACCTCCTCAGGTAATTATTAATGCGTATAATAAAAGAGCTATTGGAGTTCTAGGAACCCTTGTAGCTCTTGCATTATCTTTTCGTTCGGGTTTGGCGTCTCGATTTGTTCAGCATCGGCAGTGTCTTCCAGTTTCTTCAGGTCCTCTGGAGTCTTCATGTACTTAGCTAGGATCTCCTGGTTGATAAAGGCTGCCACGTTCTTTTCTTCTACCGCTTCGATATCAAATACTTCAATCGCTTCAGCTCCAGTAAACCAGCTTTCATCTGCCACAAGTTTTTTCATTTCCTCTTCGGAAACTTTTGCTTTAGTCATATAGATTGCCAGTATACCCTCGTCAACCTTGTCAAGCATCTCAGCTTGCTTCCTTAGCTCATCAGCATTGCCCCAGGACATGCCCCACGCTTTGTGTATCATGAGATAAGCGTTGCTAGGGATAAATACCTTATCACAAGATAAGGCGATGAAGGAGGCGGCTGAGGCGGCAATGCCATCGATATACGCGGTCTTTACTCCGTCGTGTCTCTGAAGCATACTTACAATTGCCTGAGCTTCCCAAACAGACCCACCAGGACTGTTGATATAGATGTCCAAGTCTTTCCCTTTGCACTTAGCTAGTTCGGCTTTGAAATCTGTTGCGGTTACATCGGATTCGTACCATTTGTCAGATACAATCTCTCCATAGATATACAACTCCGCTTTGTCTTTCAGGGCCTTAAAGCTATAAAATTTTGGTTTTTTCTTTTTCACTTTTTCTCACCTCCCTCGGCAGCCGCCTGAACTGTGATCATATTGCCATTTACTAAGAGTACGTTAGACCCTTCAATAAACGGCAAGTCCTCCTTCGCCCTGGCATCTGCCGGGGAGTAAACTCCGTTCTGGATGGCTTTTGAGTAGGCTTCCATTCTGTCTTTTAAGGTCGCCCTCAAAATTACGTCAACATTAAATTTGATTCTGTATCCCTCAGAGAGTTCATCGTCTGAAAACAGCTTGTAATTATACTCTTGCTCGTACATCGTGATGATGGGGAGCAAGGTGTCGATGTAAAACTGCTGATTTAGTGCATCGATTGCGGAGTAACTCGACTTCTCCAGGTCATTGATCTGGTGCGGCTTCACCCCGAAGGCTGCTGCTATCTCTCTGGCGGTTAATTTCTTGAGGTCCAAGAACTGCGAATCCACAAGTTTATTGTCGATTGGCTGAATATTAAACCCGCTTGGTATAGGAATTATCTTCCCTGCGTTCTTAACACCACCGTTCAGTCTCGCGAACTTCTCCTGGAACTTCTTTTCGCTTGCTTCATCGATGTCGCCTGTGTACTGTACTGCAAGCCTGGACATTAATCCTTCAGTAAAGTGCTTATTGATAAATCCTTGAGCGCTCTGGCTGTTCTCTATGAGTTCTCCCAGGTATTCCCTCACTGACTTACCTATGATGCCATCGGGGGTAAATCCCTTGAAGTGCAGCACATCATCTGACTTGTAAATGTATTCTTCTTTTGTCTTGGGGTCCGTGTAAACATAGAACATATTAGATCTCGGTTTAGACTGCCCTCTTCCGGTTTTGATAATAGAGGCATCGTCAATCCATATCTTCACATTTGCCATGTCAAGTGGGTAAAGCCCTCTATAATCCCCTGTTTTTCGGTTCCAGTCGATAACGACTACTGAATGTCCCCAGTGATTACGCTGATACTCTACGGTTTTTGCGTAGTCTGACGGGGTCATGTATGGGTTTGGCCTGATTGCTAGCAACCTATAGACTTGATGCTTTTTGTCTTTGTCATCGCCTTTGTAGATTTTAGCGGGTATCTTGGCCATGGAGTCCGTCATTATCCTCATGCAAGTGAAATAGACCGCCTCTTTAAGTTTGTTAGGATCTAAATCTTGTGCTGATAAATTCAGCGCTGCAAGGAAGTCGGCTTCATCCGCGAAGGTGTAGTTTTTAGGGCTAAACATTGATTTTGAAAATGTTCCCATTATTTTTCACCTCCTTTGGCACGAATAATGTTGATTCCAATGATGATCAGCACCACAGATAGAACATATGATGCGGCTATTACACTGATTTGGTATGTAGTTATGGGCAATAAAAAAAGACCCATGTAGATCAACAGGTCCCCCGCTTCGGCTTTTAAGTATTTAATTACTTCTTTTAGGTCATCCCCAAAGGTTTTCAAAAAATTCATCCGTCAACTCCTGCCTTTTTACCCTAAATATGTGCTTCATTCCTAGCTTGTGTGCATCAATGATTGCAGCTATAGGGTCAATTCGTTTATTTGGATCCGACTTATCAAGCCTGATCTGCCCCTTGGTATCAATCACAACTCTGCAGTTCTGTATTGCATACTCCAGGACCGGGTTCTTCTCGTACATTACTCTACCGACCTGCACCATTTCCCTGAAGTGTGATGTTGGCTCATGGACACTGGAGTTGCTTTGGAAAACCTCCAGGACTTCATAACCCAGGTCCGCGAGTTCAAGCGTGAACTGCGTAGCACCTCTAGGATCTATGCAAATGTATATTGCTTTCCACTTGTTTATATTCAGCTGCTGCACAATGTACTGCGTTATTTGTCGGTAATCTATCAGCTCACCCTCGTATGCCGTGGATGCTGTGATATATCCCTCGACTTCCCACAGCGGATAAGGCTTATTCTCAAGCCTTTGTCTCTTGTACATCGTTGCCTTGGGTATGAAGCTGTGTGATTTGATGATGTACAGCTCGTCTCCCTCTTCAGTTTTGTATGGGATTTCAAAGGCTACGGACGATAAGTCAATCTTATCTGATAAATCGACGCCCACATAGACTTCTTGCCCGGTGAGATCATATGGTATTTTATCTACTTCACAAGCTTTCCACTTGTCTAAAGAGATATAACCGTCCTCAGGGCTGTCAATCCAGGTGTTCATATTCTTTGTGAGAAAACTTCGCATTTTATCTGAGGCAAGATGCGCTTCTTCTGCAAATCTTCTTAATGAGCTCATCCCTTCAGGGTAAGAGCCTAGAATCGGATTGCACTTTATCCAGACGGTCTCATCGAAGGGATCATCACCTGGGTCAAGCTCATTGATCATGACAAAGTAGTTCTCCAGGACCGTGGACGAATCCGGGTTAAGGATATCGCTCACCAGCTTGTATTCTACCGTGTAGCATGGATAATCAAGGTCAAAGCCGGCTGTGGTGATGGTGAATAGTAAGGGCTCTGGTCTGGCTCCCATACCTGAATCAATAACGTCATAGGCTGCCGTTGTCGGTTGAGCCTGGTATTCATCAATAAGTCCGCACTGTGGGTTCTTTCCATCGCCTGACTTCCTGGTCTCCCTGGAAAGTGATTGGAAGGTGGACCCGGTCTTCTTGTGCGTTATGGTGCTGTACTTGACATCATATTTCCCTTGCATCTCTTCGCAACCATCTAGCATTAGGATTGTTTCATTGTAGAGAATATCGGACTGCTCTCTGTTGAGTGCGGCTACATATACCTCCGAGGCATCGCCGGTGAAGGCCATCTGCTCATAGGTTCCAACAGTAGCCAGGCTCTGTGTCTTTGCATTCTTTCTGGCGACCTGCCAGTACCCTTTCGTGAATCGTCTGTATCCGGTATCGCGATGATACCAGCCATAGACATTTCCAAAAATAAACCGCTGTAGTATATGTGGATTGATGCGCTGCTTTTTCAGCACGCCTTTAGTGTGCTTGAAGAGCTTCATCCAGTTAAGAAATTTCAGCGCCTCGCCCTCATCGAAGACATATGGAAATTCATCCGTGCCCTCGTGTTCTATATCTCGGAGGAATCTTAGGCAAGCCCATTTATGTTTTATTCCTGTCGAGCTTGCCAGGTCTCCGGTTGTTACGTCTTTACTGTATTGGATGAGCTCCTCCTTTATAGGATAGTCATCCGGAAAAGGGCTATAGTCATATGGATTAACCTTAGATACTACCAAACCTCTGCTCAAACTCACTCACCTCTCCCTTGTCAGGCGCTTTAGGTACTACGAGCTTGAGCCTGCTTGATACGGATAGTCCCAAGTCTGAGGCGGCTTGCCTGCACTGGGTGAAATAGGTGTTCTGCTGGATCCGTAAAGTGTCGTACACTTCATTCGCTACCCACTCTCTCTCGGTCTGGTCAAACACTGCCGGCTGCATATTACTCATCAGCGCTACGGTCTTCAAGTATTCTTTCCGCTGGGTCAGATACCTTGCCAGGTTATCCACATCCAGGCTTGAGAAGATTCTCAGCTCGCACAGGATTTTAGCATAGCAGGTGAAATCCCTCCGGAGATCCTTGGCCAGGTACTTCGGGTACTTGATGTTATCCGTCGGGGCTTGCAGTTCCGCAGCTCGACGTTTTTCAATTTCTTCTTTTGTTAAGTGATTGGACTTTCCTTTGAGTAAGATCAGTTCAACCGGCTCTTTCCGTCTTCCTGCCATGGTTTTAACCCCCCTTTCTATATTGTTTGCTTTTTTAATACAATTTGAGGACCCTAGCGCGGAATTCTCAAAAACGGATTTTTGTAAAATGCGTAT